GCCCACGACTGCACATTAATCATGGACTGCATAAAATCCACTGTGACAAGGTTCCCAAAGCAAGGAGTCGTTATGAATAAGGATTGAGTTTGAGCCTCGGAGGAAAATAAGTCAGGCTTCTTCAATTGGTTCAACCCTTTTGTCGACATCAACCCTCCTGTATTTCTTTTTATTCTTCACCACCCGGGGTTTATACCTGGGCGTGAACAAATCCCTCGCCACGGGATTAGGCCTTCTTTTTATCCTATTTTTTTGTAATTTCCCACCGATATTTTGGTTCCTTGACATTTTCCTGCTTCTCCCTGTTAGGCCTCGTCCGCCAGCCCTTGAGATGATCCCCGAATCCCCTGGTAGCCCCGATCATGCGCCACCCGGTGGCGCGAATGGATCCTCCGGACTCCTTCCGGAAGGTGTAGGTTATCATCCGCTTTCCCCCCATCTGCTGCCAGATTCGCCAGCAGCGACCGTACAGGAAGCTGCACGCGTTCTTGGGAGCTCCGGGACTCGCGCAAAGCCTCGTGATTTCGGCCGTCAGGCCGTTATCCAGCTTCCTCGCCACGGGTCTGCCGACGATGGCGACTGCCACCAAAGTATCCCGAAAAGTATTTACGGGATCATGAGTATCCCGAAAAGTATTTACGGGATTACTGAGACAGCCGACCGCGAACCGCGCGCCTTGGACTTTTTTATTATGCCGATGATGCTGTTCCACGAACTCATTGGCAGCCCTGATAGTTATTGGTATGATATCTAATGTCAAAATATTTCTCTATATAGTTATGTCAGATATATTTTATAAAATATTTTTTAATATTTGAAAATATCATTCAACTCATTCAACACCACTAAATAATATATATATTCTGTCATTTATACCAACAAATGAACTGTTGAATGACTATTATTCTCATTCAACATATTCAACAACACATTTCACTTTTCATTGAAATACTGCTATAAAAATATAAAATTGCCTACACATAACTATATAGGAGATTTTTTTGAAAACATTGGCTCAGGACTTATACAAGGCATTATCACTGAGGTATCAGGCAACAATTAGTGACGCAAAAGCCCGAATGAGGATTTATTTTGAACATCCTGTAGGAATTGGGGAACACCCTCAACACCTGGAAGAGATTGATAAATTACTGGATCTTATCTGCCAGGCTGAAGATAAAAAATCAGCTTTAGAAAGGCATTTTGAGCAACACCAAAAAATTGGTATCTAAGGTTATTGAGTATCCAGAACTTTATGATGTTTCACTTATCATAGATCTGAAGGGTATTGAATGGTTTGATATGGTGAGGTGTTTGATTTCCAACGAAGGAGCTGTCATTAAAACTCCTCTTGCTGAATCTGTCAGGAAGCTGAGTAAGGATATTAGTTTAAATGGATTAAAGCATCCTGTTTTAATTTATGCCAATAAAGTTATTTATGGAATGCAACGCTGTGTAATCGCCAAATATTTAGACTATGATTATATTTCCTGTTATTATTGTGATACTATGGAACAACTAGAAAAAATTCATCAAGAACAAATCAATGCCTAAGTATAAAAAGACTGAGAAGCTCACGCCAATGCAACTGCGCTATTCCCATAACCTGGTGTTTGGAGAGGGTAAAGTTACTGGAGCAGAAGCAGCCCGCCAAGCAGGATATTCAGAGAAAGTAGCACGGCAAGTTTCCTATCAACTTCAGAATCCTATTATGTATCCGAAGGTAGTGTCTTACATCAAGGAGCTCAGGGAAGAGCAACAAAAGAAAAATGAAACTAATTTGTCAGTGCATATGCGCGATCTAAAGGAATTAAGGGAAGGGGCCAAAGACAGTGGTCATTGGTCTGCCGCTGTGAATGCGGAAAAAATCCGAGGTCAAGCTGCAGGACTGCATGAAAAAGTTTCAACGGTATTGCACGGAACGATTGATAGTATGAGTAGGAAGGAAGTGGAGGCGCGACTTAAAGAAATAGTTGATTTTCACGCCCCTCTCATAGATCACATCACTGTTGATGATGTTAATTCAAAAAAACCACTTAAGAAGTAAGTTGTTTTAATAATCTGGCGATTTTATCCATTAACCAATACATTATTTGTCTCCTTTCTCGAAAAGATTGTTTCCGTATGCTATTGCAACCCATAGAATAACACACAATACTAATAAAATTAATCCTAGTAAAATATTTGTAATCATTTCTACCCCCTAAAATATTCTTCCTGCAGTAAGAAAATAATTTCTTTTAATTTCTCCACGTAAAATGGATCTGTTGCATAAAGCCTTAAACTTTCAGCCAGTTTATCATAGTCCACTTCTCTTGTAACCATTACTTCTCTGATTCTTTCTTCTCTGAATTCTTGAAAATTTGTTCCTTGGTTTAAAAGTTCTATGTAGTCCGTGACTGATTCACATTTTCTTCCATATCTTTTAAGTAAGATACTGGAGTTTAACGATTTAATGTGAGGCTCTGTGTCATCTGTTTCAATGATGCCATAAAAATTATTGGCTTCTTTGGCGAAACGGCTTTTGCCCCAGTCTGATTCCAGAATAGCCTGTGCTACGCTTATGAGCACAGGCACTCTGGATGGTGGAGGAAGTGCTTGATTTACAATAATGGTGCATTCTGTAATTCCTCTTACAAATAGTTCTTGTTTGTTATCGGTGTAATTAAAATCGAAACCATTTAAGAACGTATTACATAACGCCAGTAATGTTGCACAAATCTCCTTCACCATTGAAGTCTAGTCCTTTTTGATTCTTGTGTCCAGATTTTGCATATCAATCTCGACCTTGACTATTCTTCCTGTTTCGTCCTTGTGTCCCCACGCTTGATACAGACCATCTCCGTGTCCACTACAAATGTGAACAACCAGGCCTTGTGACTTAGAACGTGGAAAATTACTCGAACTAACTCCTTTCAAAGTTTTTTGGCAAACATCATTATAACTGAAGGCGGTAGCCTTTGACTTAGAGTCAAAGTCCTCCCCATTATGCCAATGTTCGTCAATTCGACAAGGATCAGTTATCATCAACTGACCACTATCCACTGCGACAAATCCTAGATTAATTTTTTCCATAATTTTTTCCTCCTATTAAGTTAATTAATATTCCCAGGGTTAATTCCCTTAGCCAGTTCAACAAATGACTTGAAGGGACTAGGCAATCTTTTATGACCTAAGGCTCCAAGCATTTTATTTTTATGAACCCAGATAGCAGACCAGTAACCAAAGTTATGAAACTTATATCTGGCTAAATTTTTAATAGCATTAGTTTCCGCTATCTTTAGTTCTTTTAATAGTATTTCATTCATTAGAGACCTCTCTTATCTTTGTATCTTTGTCGGATTGATTTTTGACAAGGAATGCACCCAGAAAAATATGTTCCATTCTTTCTTTGATAGAACATACGATT